CAGCCTCGATGACGCGCGCTTTGTTGCCGCTGCGCACGGCCGTCTTGGACCCTTGCGGGCGCGGGTTGCCTTCGACGCTGAATTGGAGGTCGCCGGCGTGGCTCATGCGGCAACCTGCGCTTCCCAGTCGATCGGGCCGAGCACTTCTTCGATGGCGGCCTGTCGTTCGGTGGTGGGGGTGTTGATGCCCCGCGCCCACAGGGAGACACTGCTTCTGCTGACGCCGAGCCGCTCGGCGAGTTCCCGCTGTTTGAGGCCGCGCAGTGCGAGTGCTCCGACGAGCCCCGTTTGGTGTGCGCCACTGCGGGCTTGGAGGATGCTTCGGCGGTCCCGTGCGGTCTTGCCGCCCCAGATACCGAAGTCTTCCCCCACGGTGAGCGCGTATTCGAGGCACTGTTGGGCGACGGGGCAGGTTGCACACACGGCTTGGGCTGGCCTGGGGTCGGCGGCGCGCTCAGGGAAGAACAGGGCGGTATCGACGCCGACACATACGGCGCCGTCTTGCCATGTGGTATCGGGAACGGTCATGCCGTCCACTCGTCGTGCCAGCGTGCGGTTGCTTTGTCGATGGGGTCGGCGCCCCACCGGTAGCGGCGTTCGTCGCCGTTCCAGTCGATGGGGCCGATTGGTGCGGGGCGCCGACCGGGGCGCGTGGTGTGTCCCGGTCGGCGGTCGGCCCCCCTGCTTCTGGTCCAGAGAGCTTTGAGGCGCCTCATGCCGACACCATCTCGGCGTATGGCGCGTCGGCTGGGTGGACGGTGATGCCGATGGACCGGAGCGGGCCGGTCAGGGTGTCGTAGAATTGCTCGCCGATCAGGTCGCGGACAACGAGCGCCAGTGCGGCGGCCCCTGCGGCGGCCAGTGCGGCGTCCCATGCGGCGGCCCCTGCGGCGTCCCCTGCGGCGTCCCCTGCGGCGTACCCTGCGGCGGCCCATGCGGCGGCCCATGCGGCGTCCCATGCGGCGTACCCTGCGGCGTCCCCTGCGGCGGCCCGTGCGGCGACCCATGCGACGTCCCATACGGCGTACCCTGCGGCGTCCCCTGCGACGTCCCCTGCAACGTACCATGCAACGTACCCTGCGGCGTACCCTGCGGCGGCCAACTTGTCAAGTTCGGCGGGCGTCAACGCTGCGACACGGCGCACAAGGTCGCGGATCGCCTCCCATTGCGGCCCGAACACATCGGCCATGTCGGCCGCCGTCGTCTCGGCAGCGATCAGCGCGAACCGTTCGGCCACCTCTTCGGCGGTCCGGTCCGTCGCGTCGTTCCACTCTTCGGTGAGACCTTTCTTCCGCATGACCTGCCGCCACATGTGTTGGTCACCGGGGGTGCAGTGCTGGCGAAGCACCGCTCCGTGTGCGCAGTAGTGGCCATGGCCGTCGTCGTTGGCGCCCTGAATCCAAACGTCGGGCTCACTGATGAGCGCTGCGGCTTGGGTGATGACGTTGGTGTCGAGTGGTGGGGTAGCGGTCATGGCGTCTCCTGGCTGGTTGGGTTGGCGGGTCGGTCGGCGGCGAAGTCCTCGACGATGTGACGCGAGTAGCGGGCGCCGGCGGTGCCGGTAATGGTCTGGTGTTGCGGCACGGTGTCGCGAACCCACTTCTCACTGACGCTGAGGTAGGCGGCGACCTCTTTGGTGGTCATCACGCCTGGCGTCGGGGCGGGTGCGGGCCCGCTGGTGATGTGTGGACCGATCGCTTCGCCGAGTTGACGGAGCGTGTCTGGGTCGTCGAGGTCGAGGACAACGAGGCGGCTCACTGGTCCCCCCAATCGGTGCGGACCAGGTAGGTGCCGAGCACGACACAAGCACCGACGCCGAAGACCAGCAGCACGGCGACGAGAGCGCGCCCGGCGAATGTGGCGCTCATGGCGCGTGGTGTGTCGGGGTGAACCCTGTCGGCCATGTGGTCCATCTGTCGTGGGCGGCCCCGCGCAGGTCGGCCCAGTGCAGGTCGGCCCCGCTCAGGTCGGCCCCGCGCAGGTCGACCCAGCGCAGGTTGGCCCCGCGCAGGTCGGCCCCGCGCAGGTTGGCCCCGCGCAGGTCGGCCCCGCGCAGGTTGGCCCCGCGCAGGTTGGCCCCGCGCAGGTCGGCCCCGCTCAGGTCGGCATCACGCGCTAAGTGGTGAACGTCCACAATGTCGAGAACGGCGGCCATCGATACGCGGATCTTGCACGAGCCACGATGTGCCACGTCCGATTCCCGGTAAGCGACGATCTGGCACACGTGCACCGGACCGGTAGCCGACAGGCCTCGCCACCCCAGGGCGACGTGGAGCCCGTGGGAGCACTCGACGTCAGACGTGTCAGCGTCGATGTGGGGGGTCCAGTTGCCGGGCCACGGCCACCGAAACGACGGGTCATGGTTGGATCGCCCGTCGGGGCGAACCGATCGGACACCGAGGGTGACGTGTTCCCCGGCGGCGATGTCGTCGGGGAGAGCCAGGTCGAGTCGGGCGGCGATCTGGGTTACCGCGAGGTACCCGGCGAGTGCTGCGCTCATGCGTCGACCTCCCCGTACTCGGCATATTGCGCCACGGCGGCGCTGATGGCGGCTTGTGCGGCGTCCCGGTCCCGCTTGGCCTGGAGCCAGTTGCGGACGGTGCGGCGCTCGTTGGCTGTGGCTTCGGCGATCAGATCCGAGTCGGCGCGACATCCGATGATGATGTCCGCTGCCTGTGCAGCCATGGCCACCTCGTCTTCGTGACGGCCGACCCGGTCGTTGGCTTCGGCCCACTCGGCGCGGGCCTGGTTGAGCGCGTCGTTCACGACGTCACCTCGGGGAGCTGGCGGAGCTTGCGGCGCGCCCTGCGGCTTCGCCCAAATCCCGAGCGTCACCACATGGCCATCGGACAGGCGGCAGCCGACCAGGGCCGTCGAGTCATCCGACTTCGAGCCATCGAAGAACAACACCCAGCCGTCGGCCGGCTCGTGCTCCACGTCGGGGAGCTGGCGGAGCTTGCGGCGTGCCTCGTAGAGCACGTCCCACGTGGGCGACCCGACCTTGGTCCAGCCGATCGCCGCATCGTAGTCGGTTGCGGTCCATCCGGCGACCCGCCCGGCGTCGTAGACGCGGTGTGCGGCTGCTGCGAGTTCGGTGTCGGCGAGTTCGATGATGTCGTCGGTCGAGTTCACGGTGTCACCTCAGGGAGTCCGGCACGCTTGCGGCACGCCTTGGCCTCTTCGGGTGTCATGGCGCACACCATCGCTTCGAGTTCGTCGAGGGTCGGCGCCCACTCTTCGAGCCGCTTGATTGCGCTGCTGGCGTAGTGGCGGAAGGTGCTGGCGTTGTTGTTGTGGCTGGCCTGCTCCAGTCCCATGCGGTGGCTGTGGGCGATGGCGACGAAAGTGCGCTCGCTCATGACTTCACCTCGATGTCCACGAGGTCGGAGACGGTGCAGCCGAGCGCGTCGGCAATGGCCCTGATGGCCTCGGGTGACCCTTGGCGGGTGCCGGACTCGATGCGGGTGATGGCGGTGCGGCCGATTCCGCTGCGCTCGGCGAGGGCTGATTGGCTCAGTCCTGCTTCGACACGGAGGCGGGTGAGCGCTGACCGGTTGGTGGTGGTGGTTGGCATGCCGAGACAGTGGCACACTCTGGCACCCGCGTCAACCCCCTCCTCGGGAAAAGTGGAGGGTGGCGAGGTGGCCCCGACCGGGGGGTGAGCACGCTGTCAGGCAGTGCACCCGAGCCGTTACCGACTCGACAAGGTGCCCCCGGTCGGGGCTCCGTCATGGTAGCGCGAGAAATCTCGGCGAGGGTGTTGACACCGCCCCACCCATGCATCATAATAGGAACTGTCAGGCAGTCACCCCACCACAAGGAGCACATTATGAGCACGATCACCCCGAGCGCCGAAGCCATCGAGGCCAGCGAGGCCCGCGCCGACGCCGCCGGAGACACTGGACTGATTGAGGTCACTGAGCACGGCGATCTCGTCGAGCCGGGCAGCTTTGTCGAGCCGGGCACCGAGGTTCATACCGGCTGGGTCGAGGACGGTACGTGGTTCACCAACGTCGACCCTGTCGGCACCCCCCAGGTCCGGGTGGCCCGGCGATGACCGCCGCCGCTACGACCTCGACGCATTACCGACCGGGCCGCAAGGCCACCCGCCCACCTGTCACCGTGAGTGCACCTAGGCCGCTGTTACGCCTGGTGCGCCCGTGGTGGTTCACCGGCTGGGCCGCCCCATTGTGGGGAATCCTCGCCGCTGCTGTCGGCACCTGGGCCGCCGTGCTCGCACCGACGCTGGCACCCTGGGCCGCCCTGGTGCTGCTGGTGGTGCTGGCCACCCTTGCCCGCCTGGCACCTACCCGCCGCGTGCTCCGAGCTGGTGGCGCAGCTTCCGGAGCGCTGGCCGCGATCCTCGCAAGCCTGACCGCCCCAACGGTGGGCACCTGGGGAGCCGTTGGAATCATCGCCGTAGGTGGTCTGCTGGCCGCCTGGCCGTGGTTCCCGATGCGAGCAACGAGCGCCCAACGTGCCCGCCTTCGCATGATCCGGAGCGCCTGGCCGAGCGCCGCCGAACGGGCGGGGCTCCCCACGGGTACCGCCCTCGATGCAGTGAAGCCAACGCCGAGGGGCTGGAGTCTGGCGGTACGTGCTCCGAGAGGTGCCGACGCTGGGCTGATCGCTCACGCAGCGCGCCGCCTGGGCTCAACGCTGGGCCGCTCCGAGGTGGCCGTGAAGCTCGATGCCGCCGACGCTGGCCGGGCCGTGGTGGAGGTGACCGAAGGGTCCGACCCGCTCACCGGGCCGCCTCGACCTCGACCCGCCGACGAGGTGGCCACCGTGGCCGATGGTGCACCGTTCGGGCTCGACGAGAA